CCAAGCCCATTGATCAGCAAGATTACGCCGCGATGCTGCTCCTACCGCATCCGTTAATAACCTATCCCCTAAATGCGTTACCGTACCTTCGATCACCCCATCGTAAAACGAACCACACGCCCGCGCATAGTCTCGCATCCCTAACGCCAGAACATCAACCCCGGCCCGTTCAAGCTCGATTATTAAAGTACCCGCCGCGGAACCCCCATCGATAACCACAGGAGCCCGCCACTTTTTCCACAGCTCTACTATCCGATCATGTACCCAACCAACATGAGCGCGATGATCAACAATCTCCACCGGAGTAAAAGCGCCATTACGCCCAGACGCTGCGATAGTAGCGTAATCCCGGTTTGGCGATATATCGACACCTAACACCACCTGGTAGCCGAGCACGTTTTCAGGTTTTTCAAGTTTTTCCCAAGTCCCCATATCGATTACTGCTGTAGCTTCGACAGCGGGCCAGCAGTTTAACCACTCGCGCACAAACAAAGAAGCCGAAGTAGAGTGCGCTGCTTCAGCTACAGCTTCTATCGCTACCCCAGCTTCTTCACTTAACGTAGGGATCGCTTGTTTCCATACTGCCGGATCCAAATGATCGAACTTATCAGGCGGAGCCCACTCAAACCACGCTAACCCCGTATCGGTATCTGTTTCCTGGTGACCGAGGTTACGGTAATGAGCGAGCATTGTCGAGTTTTCATCACCAGCGTTAGACAATATCCATAGCTGACCGTTTTTTTTCGTAGCTAACGTAGGCTGAAGAGCTGCGATAACTTCCATCGTATGCGATAACCCTTCGTCGATTAAAGCTAAATCAAGGGTAAGCCCCCTGGCACCCTTCCTATTTGGCGTAACTATCCGATATTGCGAACCGTTTTTCATATATAAACATTCTTGACCATTAGCGCGAGCGACGCGTTTAACTTGTTTAGCCAGGGGAGAAGCTAAGATGAGTTCGACGTGTTCATCGAACTTGGTTTTAGCCATGTTCCTATCTTGAGCAGTAAAAGCAACTATATGATTATCGAATAGCAGCTCGAAAGCGATACGCGCAGCAGCGAGCGCCGTTTTTCCATTCTGCCTACCCACAGAAATCCCGATAGTCCGGAACCGGTAACCGGCTTTTTCTGTGTATTCGAGCGATACATCAGCTACGAGCTTTTGCCACTCGAATAAATCGAATCCCAACGCTGAAGCTACTTTAGAAAGATGTCCGCCCCTGGTAGCCAGCTTCGACCGTTCAGACCCCCAACGAGGAAGAACAAGCTCACCCATTGAAATCTTTTAACATCTCTAAAAAAACATCTTCGGTATCTTCCACCCCGATAGCCACCATAACTCTTAGCATCTGGTTAGAGATATTCGAGATCGACGCTATCGACTCCCCGGTAATCTCTATCCGATCCCAAGCCCTAGCTAAACCCCGCAGATTCTCAGCGTAAGAAGCATTAACGCTATCTAACTCGTCGAGCACCTTTTCTACTGCTTCTAAGTGTTTCACGCTGTCAACTTCCGTAGCTGTTCCGCTGCTAACCGTTCGATCTCTATCGCTGGATGAGGGATCGGGTTACCTTTAGCATCAGATACTAGTAACCCTTCTTCGTCGATTCTGGCTGAAGCGTCCCGCATCCGCGAAGTAATAACCGCTACCGCTTCTAACACGGTAGGCCGGAGCGGAGCTAACCCAAGGTCTGCGCGGTGCTCAGCGATCTGTAACCATATTTTTTGAGATTCTTTAGATAAGTGTTCGGGGGCGCTCATCTGCCTACTCGTATCGTTCCGCCTGTTTTTATTTGCGGTATAGGCTCGACCGCCGGTATCCCTTTAAGATCTGGTATCGCTTCTGAGTTGCCAGCGTCGAAAATAGAATCTGCTATATCGCTCATAAAGTCATAAAGCGCCGGATCATCAGTAATCTCGATATTCTCTAACCGTTTATTAGCATTCAAGTTAGCCGAAGTTCTCACCGTTATCCGGTAATCGCCACCCTGGATAAGCATAAACTTACAATGCGACCGAATGAGCACCACCGACGACTGACCGAACTTTTCGATTAGTTGAGCGTAGTACCCTGGTTGCCGTGTCGGAAAGCTTCGATCAACGATAAACCTTAGTTTCTTTATTCTTGAGTCTTTAATAAACACTTCAGCTCGATCTAAATCAGCTCTAGCAGCTGTCCAGGTAGCTAACGTTACTTCGGCTTCTCCGACAGAATCTAGAAGATGTTCTAAAACATCAGCTAAATCGAACTGTCCGAAAGTCAAAGCGTAAACATCGATACCAGGGACAATAGGGCCGATAGTCTCAGCAGCGTTAGCTATCCTCGATAATCGGATTTCTCGATCTGGATTCACGTTACGCCGGACTGCTTTACCTTTGGTGCTCATTACCAGTTTCTCGATCTTTTCGGTTCGGTTTTTCTTTTATTCGCGAGTTCTGCGCCCATTCGGAAGTTACATTTACCGCAAGCTGGCTTAAGTTCCCCTACCCATAGTTCCGGAGATGGAGCCGACGATAAAGGAGGTACATGATCTGCCGTGGTAGCGGGACGCTCCCGACAGTACACACACACCGGAGAGCCCGCTAGAAGCCGTTTCCGGGCTTTCTGATACTCCCAACCCCTACCACTATCCACGACTGCTCCGATGGTGCTCAGAAGAGCTAGAAAACGCTCTCAGAAGCTTCCCGGCTTTATCGGGGAGGGATTCTTGCGGGGGGGCAGGATAGGGGGGCGTTCCCAAAGGAAAAAAAGTCACCCCTGGTACGCCTTCCTACAGATAAGACTACAGAACTTATTTCGAGTGTTCCCGCCACCGCGCTTTATATAGTTCATCCCGCAATGTTTACACATAAGTTCTATAGCGCGCGGGTTGTATCTTTTTATTTCCCGCTCACGCCTGGTAAGCCCACCCCATATACCGAACTCTTCATCATTGATTAACGCTTCCGATAGGCAATCGTCGAGGACAATACAGCCGCGGCAAACTTCTTTAGCTGCTCGAATCTTATCTAAATCGTTAACAGGTTCGATAAACATGATTTCGGTACCGTTGGGAAGCTGCCGACATTTAGAGTCCCGCCACCACCCGACCCGCGGTGACCGAGGTTTTATCTTTACCATCAATCCGCAAGTATCACAGACCAGCGATGTAGGGCCAACGAGTATTAAATCACCCTCGCAACGCTTACAAAGATCCTCACGCCCACTCATGCTAAAAGCTTAAATGCTAAAGCAGCCTGCTGAGGTACTACACCATTACCGATGATCTTTAGTTTCTGCGACCGGCTTAAATCTATATCACATACCCAACCTTCCTCTAACCCCATCATCCACTCTAGGAACCAGGGATTTAGTTTCCCTTCTGTAACCGGTTTTGCTGGTGGTCGACCCATCACGGTAGACCACCGGCGGATAGCTGGCCCGTATTCGGCCCAACAATCGGTAACCGCGCTAGCTGGTTTTCTAGGTTCTGTGGCTTGTCCATCGGCCTTATATAAGGTTTCTGGTTTCTGGTGTCTCCCATCGCGGCCCGTGGCGTACCCAATACAGAACCACCGCGCCCTTCTATGAGGTGCTCCGGCATCGGAAGCTCTGATAACTCCCCATCGACACTCATACCCCAAGCTGGTAAGCGCCCCAATAACGGAAACTCCCCCAAGAGTAAGGAGCCCTGGCACGTTCTCCAAGATAACGATCCCTGGTCGTAAAACGCTAATACCGTCTGCGATATACTGAAATATTGCTCTTTCATCTTCTTCGCCCTTTCTTAGGCCAGCTGTCGAAAATGGTTGACAAGGAAAGCCACCACACAAAATATCTACCTTTTCTAAATCGCCCCAATCAAGAAGCGTTAAATCACCTACATTAGGCACCCCCGGATAGCGTGTTTCAAGCACTTTAGCGGGAGCAGCTTCTATTTCAGAACACCAAGTAACCATACCGCCGAAGTGCTTTTCTACAGCTAGATCTAACCCTCCATAACCGGTACAAAGCGACCCTATTTTCATTGTTGAGCACCAGGGTATTCTTCTGCGAGTAGTTCAAGCATGGCTAGGTATAGGCGCTCGTAATCGTCGAGCACCGGATCGTAAGCTTCTGCTTCTATTTGTTCTGCGGTTACTTCTTTTTGTTCCATCCGTTAGCCTTTCTTCTTTTTTCGTTGTAGTTGTCGAGTGTTTTTTTTCGTTGTGGCGATAGGGCGTAAGCTTCTGCTGCTTTTCTACAGGCTGAGCACCGGCAGTTATATCTTTGGTAGACGTGTCTTGTTCCGTGTTTTTTTCCCTTTAGTGGGTCTTTTTTTGGTGGCTCGTTTTTTTTCGGCCCCTGGTCTTTTTCTCTGAGTCGTAGTAGCTGTTCTCTTGTGTAGGCTTCTTCTTCTCCCATTTGGCTAATCGGCATCGTTAAGCACCTTGATGTAGCGTGTAATGGTTGCGAATCGGGAAGTTAATACGATTTTTTCGGTATAGATCTCTATTGTGTCGTAGAGGTTTCCGTCGATTAATCCATTTAGATAACTGAAGTCTTTATCTGACCATTTTTTAAGGTCGTTAGTTTCGTCGTCGAGTTTCCATTCAATCATTGAGCACCTTCCGAGCTTCTTTTATTTTTTTATGAGCGTCTTTTTTAGAGGGGCGCTTATTGGGTTCTATTGGGTTACTTGGGTTAGTGTCCAATCCCCGGACACCTATCGTCTGATCTCCGGACAGGGTTTGTCCGATCCCCGGACACCTATCCGAATACCGGACACCCTTAAACCGGTACTTAACCACCCCGGACGGCCCCCACCCTAAACGCTCAATACGACCGCATTCTTCGAGCACCAGCAAAGCAGCAGCGACCGTAGACCTCGATAACCGACACTTATTAGCTAGATTACCCTGGCTCATCCAAAACTTGTTACCGTGCTGATCATTAACGCTATCTGCGATCATCAACTCGACCAGATACACCGACCCGCGGTGCTCAGAATAAGCCATAACATCAGACATAGCTTGAATACTCATATTTTTCCTTTTCTTTTACTTAAGTCCGCCTGTGGTTGATACTCCCGCCGAGATCACTACCCAAGCCACGATTATCCACAAAGTGACTTGTAACGCTCCGATCATCGCTTATCTGCCGGAGCACGGTTAACAAGTGCTTCTAAATACACGCGTTCAGCAGATTCACGGTCATTAACCAGGACTAAACCAGATTCAGCTAACCAACCCATCATACCGATCGAAGAAACATCATCCCGAACATCGATATTAGCGACGTTAGCTAAAAGCTCAGCGTTAAGCTCCGGCCTCATCTTCGACCACCACCTAAAAAAGGGGCGGGGTAGTAGACCCACAAAAGGGCGAAAGGAATAACCCTAAATCTACTACCCCGCCAGCAAGCTACCGATCCTGCGAAGGCGGTAACGGAATCACCAGGAATACTGGAGGGGACGACTCCTAGTGATGCTTGCGACATAAACGCTCCCTGACTATATCCCAATCAGACGGTCGCCAAACGTAAACTTCTTGATCGGCAGCTTCGAGCGCTTCTAAAACTTCTTTTTGGCGTTCAGT